CATAATACATATCTTTGCCACAAGGCATGTTCATTTTAGTTTTTAAATAGGTGTACGAAAGACCCTCAGTTATACCCTTTAGAATATATGGATACAAGGATGAATCTGTTTCCATTGCAGTCTCTTCTATTAAGTCAATCTTCTCCAAATAATATGCTTTGTCTATAGCGATTCTAGATGTCATATCAACTTTACCGCTATTACCCTTCACTTCATAAAGCTTTGGAGAAATTGTAGTCTTATTGTCTAAATATATGTATAACTTCTTCCATCTAGGATATTGTAAACAGAAATGCTTTAATTCGTAGTGTCTATGCTTGTCTATCCAATATTTATTCTTAACTGATACTTCTGGTCTTATTGTAGTTCCCATTAATTTATCCTCTCTTCCTCATTTGATTAACTTTCTTTAAATATTTAACAGTTGACTCCTCAATTTTTTCCTTAGTTATTTTACCATACACAATTACCACAGCATTATTAACTCTGATAGTCATCATCTTTTGCTTTTGCAAATAAAACCTCCTTTCTTAATAGCCATTAACTTTCTAATAGTTACCATTAGAATTTATCATTGTTTTTTGTCACCTGTGTACTGGTAATTTATTCTAGGTTAAAAAATTCCTAATCTAGAATAGAATTCACAATTTGTTAACATAAAACTTGTCAGAATATAGTATAATGTAAAGCGTTATCATTTTTGGCATGAAGGAGAGTGAGCAAATGGATAAATATGCCATATACTTAAGAAAAAGTAGAGCTGATCTAGAGGCTGAGAAATTAGGTGAAGGAGAAACTCTAGCTAGACATAAGAAAATATTAACAGAGCTTGCCGCAAGAAGAGGTCTATATGTCGAGAAAATATACCAAGAGATAATATCAGGAGCTGAGACAATTAAGGATAGACCAGAAATACAAAAGTTAATTAATGACGCGTACAAAGGAAAATATAGAGGAGTAATAATAGTAGAAGTAACTAGATTGTCTCGTGGTAGTCAAGGTGATGCACAAATTATTATGGATTGTCTAAAATATGCAAACCGCAATAAAGGCTTACTAGTAGTAACTCCTACAAAGGTTTATGACGTAGCACACAATTCCGACGATGAAGAATATATGGAATTTGAGTTATTCATGAGTCGTAGAGAATATAAGATGATACAAAAGCGTATGGATAGAGGTAAGAAACAATGTGTAGTAGAAGGTAACTACATGGCAAGCTATAGGCCTTATGGATACGATATACTTAAGACAAAGACTAGCAGGACATTAATACCAAATGAGGAAGAAGCTCCAATAGTTAAGAAAATATTCCGTTGGACAGTCGAGCAAAATATGACTCCTGGAGAAATAGCTCGGAAGTTAACATCTATGGGGACTCCAACTTATACTGGAGATCTTGAATGGTCCGTCGCTACTATTAAGACCATTCTTACTAATCCTACTTATATAGGTAAGGTTAGATGGAATGATAGAATGCAAGTTAAGACAATGGTTAATGGTGAGCTTGTGACTAGTCGCCCTAGGTCAAACCATACTGAACACTTTATGTTATATGATGGAAAGCATAAAGAATATGCATTGATTGATGAAGAGACGTTTAATAAGGTGTCTGAGAGATTTACTAGCGATAAGACTAAGCATAATCTGAAATTGTACAACCCATTAGCTGGGATATTTTCCTGTAAGAATTGTGGTAAAATGATGCATTATCAAAGATATACAACTAAGCAAAACGTACAACCTAGATTTACCCATAAGCAATCTCAAATATGCAAAGTTAAATCTGTATTGGCTACTGACGTGATGAATGCCGTAGTTCATGCTCTCAAATTGTATATAGAAGATTTCAATGTGAAAATAAACAATTTACCTCAAACAGATGAGAATGAAATAGCTAAAGAAATAGAGTCGTTAACAACTGAACTTATGAAAATAGAAAAGAAATTGTCTAAGTTGTTTGACGCTTGGGAAGATGAACAAATATCAGACAATGAGTTTGTAAAGAGAAAAGCAGTTAATAACCAAAGAATAGAAAATATAAAAGCTGAGATAGAGAAACTTGAAAACTCTATACCTGAGAAAGAGGAATATGAAGAAAAAATCATGGCTCTGTCTGACGCTCTAGATTCACTATTAGATGAAAATATAGATGCTGACATACAAAACGAGTATCTAAAACAAATAATTGATAAAATAGAGTTTAGTAGAGAAAATAATAAAGAATTTATCCTTGATGTGTTCTTGAAGTAATCTTCAAGGATAATATTTTGTGACCAATATCTATCATGGGTGTGCTATATTTAAATCTCCACCATGATACAAATATACTTAAAAAGGATGATGTAAATGCGTATAATATGGAAAGATAGTTTCGCTAAAGAATCATATAAGCCTATAAGATACAGAGGATATACCGCTTTGTGTTGTCAAGATAGTGATGGGTGGATTACTGATAAACCAGATGATTATAATATTTACAAAAATCATTACTGTGCCCTAAACGCTATAGATAAATATCACGGTGGTAAGCCGGGAGAAAACGGAAGTAAGAAACGTAAATCATATGGTATACAAATAATAGGACAACATGATTAATTTATAAGAAAAAATAAAAGGGGATGTAATTGCTACACTCCCTTTTATAATATTTAGTCCTCGTGATACATTTTCATCTTTTCTTGAATAATATGTACCTCATCTTCAAGGGCATAAGTCCTCTCAATTACAGTATTGTGTTTTTCAACTTTCTTGTCTAATTCTTCAATTTTGTAGTTAATCAACGCTTGTGATTTTTGATTACTAGAAATAGTGGCAATTACGCTTGGTATCGCAACACATAAACCACTTACTATTGCGACTATTACATCTGCGTCCATTGCCACCACCTACTTTGTTTCTTTGTTGATTAGTTGCACAAATAATTGATGCAATCCAGTACTAGCTAGGCCACTGAATAATCCGCCTAATAGAACTTGTGGTGTGAAACTCATATTCATCCATACGTTAAGACCCACACCAATAATTCCCATAACCAATGGAATATATTTGTTAGGAATTTGTGTAATGCTTGTTTTAATAATATAACCAATACATAGACAAATACCAACTACGACTACTACTAAATAGTCATTTAAAAAACTTAAATCCATAATCCTACTCCTCCTCTACAACATCTTCTGTTAAATCAGGTTCTTGCTCTGATTCCTCATAGACAACCTGCTCTGATTCAACTTTTTCTTGTTCTTCATATTCTTGCTTCTCTTTGTCTAATAAGACTTTTACATTGTTGTTTAGGTCCATTAATAAACTTTCAACAATAATAGAAACCATAGAAGCAGGGATACCATCTTTTAAGCACTCGTTAATAGTATTGGTTAGTTTATCTTTAGCCTCAACCACACGAGTATTTGCTCCTTTTTGTGCCATAAGCATCACCTCCTAAAATATCATTCAACTAATTCCCATCCTTGAGGATAGGCTGTTGGTGAATATACGTTTGCGTCAATTAGTGACTTATAGTGTTTACCTTCGAACGTCACCTTAGCGTCTTTAGCGTATGCGTCGTGAGCTCCAGTAGGTTGCTTGAACTCAGGCCATTCTTCGGCTGGGTTCGCAATTTCTACATATAACGAACTAGCTGTATCAGGGGTCCAGTCTACTTGAGAAGTATGGTTCTGCAATACCTTATAGAACTTGTCGTGATACATAAATCTATCATTCTTCTTATAAGATACTGATTCGCCAGACCATTCAGGATATAAGTATCTCATAATGAAAGCTTGATCATCTGTAGCAGTTGATAAGACAACTAATTGCTGAAGCTCGACTTGCATTTTCTGGCCTTCTTCCATAGCTTCTTGCTTCTGTTGCTCTTTGATATAAGCATTGTATTTTTCTTGGTCAAACTTTAAATGATTCTTGCCGTCATCTCCAGCGTAGGCTACGTAACCTTTAAATTTAGAAAAGTCAACAGTGTCTCCATCTAAAATCACTTGTGTCTGAGTCTCGCTAGTCCATGATGAACAAATTAGTAAAATATCATTAAAATCGACTCCTACTTTAATATAAACATTTGTCATAAATTTTTCCTCCTTTTTCCAGTTGCAAAATATTAGTGAAAAGGTTTATTCTTATCATGAAAGAGAGGTATTTTACATGCTATACAAAGATGCACTAAATAACTGGCTAACAGAAAAGAAGATCTATTTAAAATATTCGACCTATACTAACTATTACAACATTATACATAATCACATTATGCCTCATCTGGGTGAATATAAGATATCAACATTAGACGAAGATATATTGCAGCAATTCATACTAGACCAATTAGAAAACGGTAGAGTTGATTCTAAAGGTGGAATATCGTATAGATTTGCTAAAGATATAATCACCGTCCTTAAATTGACGTTGGACAATCCTCAAATCAAGATTCAACTTCCTTATCACCCACCTAAGAAAATTGAAATATTTGATAGAGAAAATCAAGTTAAATTAATTAACCATTTACAAACTAATATAAACCATAAAAACTTTGGGATTTTATTATGTATTCACACCGGTATTAGAATAGGAGAATTATGTGCTCTTAAATGGAGCGACATCAATTTTACAACTAAACTATTAAGTGTGAATAAAACAATGATACGTACATACACCAAAGAAGATGGCAGTAAATTATTTATTACACCACCAAAAACTAGATCAAGCATTAGAAATATCCCACTTAATAGCTGGATAATGCAATATGCTGTTTTACTTAAAGGTGAAGATAACAATTACATACTTACCAATAAACCGAAACCTACGGAACCAAATAAATATAGATTATACTATAATCGATTGCTAAAAGATTTAGAGCTACCTCATTTGACATTTCATGCACTTAGACATACATTTGCCACTAGATGTATTGAATGTGGTTGTGACTACAAATCACTAAGTGAGCTGCTAGGGCATTCAAATGTTAGTATTACTATGAATATTTACGTTCATCCTCAAATGGAATTGAAACGTAAATGTGTTGAATTGCTATGTGATTACTATAAGTAGTTAAAGTATGTCTTATGCTACTTCATCAACTGGAGGTAAGTATAATCATAGCCACACAATTAGGGTAGATTTTTCTAAAACTCAATCCTATAGATTTGGTGTCGGATTGAAATATACTGAAGGTGAATCCGTATTAAACAATCCAATACCTTCAGACAATTCATCCAGTATACAGCCATATATAACAGTATTCTTTTGGAGGAGAACATCATAATGTGTATGTATGTCCTTTACTGCTGGAGCAACAATAGGAAAATACAAACATACTCTTTCTCACTCAGAAATAGGACGTCATAATTATGGTGCTCTATTAAATCAAAATGGAAATCAAATTGGTGTTCATGACCACAGTGAGTCAGAAGCAACTCCATTTCATATTTTACAACCTTCAATAGTCGTCTATTTTTGGCGTAGAACTGCATAAATTAAGCCGTTCTTCTCCAGAAATAAACTATAATGTATGGTTGTACTAAAGATACTTTTGCATTACGTTCTCCGCTACCATTCCCTACATCAGAACTACGAACAATAGTACGTTCTGTGTAATATGTCGGACCTTCGTTACCTCTTAAACCATAACGTTTGTCCGAGCTATTAAGAACATCTGAGTAATATTTACCACCTGTATTATTAGCAGTAAAGGACATACTTGTACTACCATCATTGCCGGTACCTTGCCCTATTAACGTTCTACCTTGACCGAACTGAACCCAGGTTCCACCTAAGAAGTTTCCTGGGTTGTTATTGTTATATGTAATATAGACTGCACCGATTGGGAAAGCCATATCTAGTGTTAGAATTAAATCATTACTGTTTTTTCCGCCAGGGCTTAACCTATATTGTCTTTCAGTTCGATTATTTCCTGCAGTATAGTCTGTATCTTTAATATATGAAAACAATAAGCAGTCGTTATAATCTGCATCAATTTCATAGGTTCCAATTTCCCACGAACCATTCGGAGTTGGAATAGTTATGGCTGGAGAATATCCACCGACCCCGCTTATTTTTATTTTGGCGTTATCTCTACCGTTGATCCAACTAGACCAATTAGAAGACGTCATTTTCAAACTTCCACCTAAATTTAAATGGCTAGGAATAGTCATTTGTCCATCATTATGCATGGTGAATTCTTGTTTATTAGTATAGTCTCCATCTAAATTCGTTTCAAATCTGATGGTGCTATCACTAGTGATATAAGTTGTCTCTGAATTACCACCTATCTCACTTCCAGATATAAATTTCGAAGTACTTTCACCACTACCGATAACAACAATTCCACCAGCTCCAATCTTGATGCCATCTCCGTTAGCATCTCCAGTGAGCATCGTAATAGGTTCTCTATCTCTACCACCAACGTTGTATATAACTGAACCTTGAAATCTAGCCTTACCGGTTACATCCAGATTATACCCATTTTGAGGTATACATCCGATTCCGACACCCCAAGAACGCCACGCCATAGTTGTCTTGATCGTAGGTATTACTTGAGTAGCTATAACGTATGTAGTAGTCTTAACTTTATCCGCGATACGCAATTGAATAGCGTAGGTTGAATCTGTTTCTAATTCATTTAAAACTAACCCATCGCTAGCAGTAGACCAATCGAAGTTATTTTTCTTATACTGTTGTAACGAAATACCATTCAACTGATTACCCTTAGTATCCACATCAGTATATTGATAGATAGGGCTGTAAGCTAACGTGTAAGCCAATTTTGCACTAGTATTAGGGTCGTCTAGACGTGTAGCGGTGAAAGCTCTAATTGTCGGAGAAGCATAAGATTGCACCACAACTTGTTTGCTGACGCTGACACTTAATCCACGGCTATCCGTCGCAGTAACAGTGATAGTCTTCGTACCAGCGGTCAACCCACTAAAATTAGCATTTTGACTATTTTGAGTAGTTGCTCCAGTACAAGCTATCTTATAACTAATAGTTGTTCCGCTAGGAGCTCTACGCAAACTAGCCGCAGGACTTGAAACATTTAATGTGGATATACCTGCGATAAAACATGTCGCCTCGTTATTAAAAGCCCCACCACTAATAGTTGGGAGTGATAGAGTAGGAGTAGCCCCGCCATCACTGTTGATGTTAACTGTGAAAGTCTTAGATACATAGCTCGATCTACTGCGATTAGCGTTTTCAATCCAAGCTGTGATTTTGAATTCATTACTAGAGTACGCTTTAGTCCCTAACTTCGAAGCGTAATTTGCAGCGGCGTACGATATATCTTGACTTGTATTCTTCCACGGCGTGTTAGCATATGACTTAGCGTTGCATAGCCAAGTATCACCATAATATAAATCACACATCCTGACAAAATTCTCACCATTGGTCGTAGACCCACCACTAAGTGGTATCGTCAAGGTTGAGTTAGTATAAGGATTATAAGTCCCAATATCACCAATCGTCGGCGGACTAAGTTTGTTAATAGTTACTGTACCAGAGTATTTATAGTCAGACCTAGCAATATCATTAGCACAACATACAGCAAATTTATAAGTTGCCCCTTGAGTAGGTGTTCCTATATCCCAAGTATAACTAGTAGTGTTAATGTTGTTGTTAGGATATCTCCACTCGTAAGAACCACCGTTAATTGAGCAACCGATAGCATAAGTCACAGAGTTGTTATAGCTATTTGCTTTATTCCACTTAACAGTAATAGATGTCGTCTTCTCCGATACTGTAGAAGTTGTCGGAGCAGTAACAGAACCCATAGTAGGAGCAGAACCAATCTTATCTAGAGCTACAGTCCCACTAATACTCTGATTACTAAGGTTAATTATACCGTTAAAATTTGCATAACCACTAATTGTAATACTCTTATCACCAGTATAAGGGACCCAAACAGAGTGAGATATCAACCCTGCTGAACCATTACTACTAGCACTAAGTCTCGCCCCTGTACCAGTGACTTGACTTCCGTTAATGGTAATGCCATAGCCGTATATTACAGCATCGAAATACCAACCGTTACGGTTTTGTGCAATCAATGTAGCGTTTACGGTAGAACCACCTTGACCCTTCACGGAATTCCAACTAATTATCAAGTTACAGTTTTGACTTACATTATTACAAAATGAACCACTTGCCATATAACCACCCCTTTCTATTTAATAACATCAATGTTGACACCGTTTGAAACTTTTGTTATTTTTACATTGCTACCGAAATATAAGTGCTCATTAACGGTAACATCATTCATATTCGAGTTGCCATTCACTATTAAATTAGCAGGACCAACAGAAGTTCCAAGAGTGACATTTGATTTGAACAAATATGATGCACCATCATCAGTAGTAGTCAACTCATTGTTATTCATAATTAAACTTTTACCGTTTAGAATAACATTATTAGCGACATTAATACCAGTACCTATAACGGCCGTACCATCTTGTTTAAGAGATATCTTATCTGCGTCATGGTCGTCTGCTATGATAATATCTTGAGCGAATCTACTAGCTGAAGTGTCAGTTAATTGAATTCGCTTAATGCCATTTTGACCATTTTGAATTGTTAGTAAAGCATCACCACCGGCAGTAGAGCTAGGGTCAGCGATTTTAATATTACCAATATCCACAGTACCTGAGAATACACCACTAAATTCACCCTGAGTAGCCTTCATAGAACCGTCGGAATATACGATCCAAGGAGCTGATTCACGTTCTTCAAATGAAGTGCCTGCCCAGAAACTAGCTTGTTTTGTTTTATCTTCTGGTGCTAATGACCAATCGGTTGCGACATCTCCCTCTTCAAGTTTAGGATGTGCCATCCAGAATGTACCGTTTCTATATGCACCTATAACAATAGCAACGTAAACAGCATTCTGTGGGGCAACAGCGGTAATAGTTTCATGCACCCATTGATTGTTTGCAAAAGAAACTTTCTTTCTGAATGCATCAGCCAAATTACCGTCAGAAGTATAAAAATAAATACCAAAAATAACTCCATTGCCATCTATTGCACTAGAATCTTTAGTATAAAAGTTAGCTTGCGCAGTATACGATTTACCGACTGTACAACGTATCGCTTTCAATCCAGAATAAAGCCATTGTACACTATCCGAAGTCAAACCACTTCTTTCAAATTTAACAGTATTTGTTAGTTTATATTGAAATCCAGTATCTACTGAATAATTGCTTCCTTTTACCCAACTTGTTAAGCCATTATAAAATGAAGTATTTAATTGCAAGTTTCTTCCACTACCACCAGCCGATACGATACCACCATCATTAGTAATAACAGAACCTCTAGCAATAATATCATTGAATTCAGCCGTACCATCATTATTAATAGCCCAACCAGTTTTACTCTCGACATAGTTACCACTAGAAACAGAACCTCTGATAGTCACTTCTCCATTATTGGAAATATTGAATGTCTGCTGATTGGTTGTCTTATTAAGAATAGATAAACCATAAGCATTAATACGTTCTGCAGATAATAGACCTGATGTGATACGGTTAGCGTTAATCTCCTGAGCATTGATAATGTTCATTACTGCCGAGCCAGTAGCAAAAATATCATCTACAGCTAACTGGTCAGTCTTAATGGTGTTAGTCTTAATATACCCACCATTAATAACAGTCTCACCATTTACAATAGAATCTTTTGCCCAGTTGTCTATGATAGATTGATTTGCTTTATCATTAATCGCATTTTGTGTACTACTGTCCAAACCTTCAAATGTGACTAGTCCATGTAAATTGATATTATTAGCTACCAATTGAGCAGTTCTATCTGTTAAGGTAAAATCTGTAGCAGAAGTACCAGATTTAACAATCCAACTGAATTTAGATGCTGTTTGTTCCGCAGTAGTTTTAGCAGAATCTGCAGTAGTTTGAGCCTTAGTGACACTTGTCTTGATACCTTCAGTACTAGTCTCAATCTCTGTAATCTTGCTACTCATGGATGTCTGATTAGTCTGAACATCACCAATAGTAGTTTTCATGCCATCAACAGTTTTGACAGTTTCTAAGTATTTATCCTTTAATGAGCCTCCGTCAATAGTAGTTTCTTTTATAAGCTCTGTAATCTTACCTTGCTCTTGCTCTATAACAGTCTGCAAAGTCTTATTGCCATCTTTGTCAATATACTGAATTTTCTTAGCTTGAATATTAGCAGTATCGCTAACCATCTGATCAACAATCAAACCATCTGGAACTGCTTGCTTAGTAATCCCATTTTGATTGTAAATCGCAGTGGTACCATCTTCGCCAAACACAATGAAGTTGAAGTTACCCTGAGCGTCTTTACCAATCTGTAATCTGACTTTGTTATTCTTATCCTTAAATTGTTGTGTAGAGCCACTGATTACTATACCGCCGTCATCACTCTTAATAACAAATTTATTAGTACTAATCGTGCCAGCATTTAACTTACTAACATCTAATCCCTCAATGTTAGCACTCTTGATAACAGCATCATCAATTACTACATTCTCAGCTGTTAAGTGAATAGTCTGCAAAGTACCAGTACCAATACTGCCAGATAAGATAGAATTAATATTAGCAACTAAACCGTTTAATTCTCCGATAGTAGCCTTAGCTGCATTTAAATCTTCAATTGTTGCTTTATTAGCAATTAAAGTTTCTAAATTTGCTTTAGCCGCATTTAATTGTTCGATAGTTGCATACTTAGTATCTAACACGTCCACGATTGCATGAATCGCTGTTAAGTCATCTGTAATTGTCTTAGTCGATTCAGTAATTTGTGTCTTAACATACTCAGCATCCACTTTTTTCGCAATTAACTGATTTGCTGTTGTCAAGTCAGTCTGTAAGGTTTGAATGGATGCGTTAGCAGCGTTTAAATCTTCAATACTTGCTTTCTTAGCAACCAATTCTTCTACTTTAGCTAAGTCAGCATTTAACGTATTAAAACTACCTGTCAAAGCATCTAACTCAGTAATTTTTGCATAAGTAGCTTCCGCGTTGGCTACTTTTAAATAATTAGCTTCCAATTCTTCAATACTTGCTTTTGCAGCCAATAAAGTTTCGACAGTTGCTTTATAAGCATTAAAGTCACCTGCTTGTAAATATGTAGCTTTAGCATTATCAATTGTTAAGTATTTAATATCAGCAGCTTCAGCACTAAGTTTCTTGGCATCTAAATCCTGAATAGAAGCCTCGTTAGCATCTAATCTCTTAACTGATGCATCTTTAAACTTTGCATAATCAGCATTTAACTTAACTACATCTGCACTAGTAGCCCTTAATTCGTCAACTTTAGCGTAACGAATATCAGCTTCATCAGCGTTAAGTTTATCAGTATCAAGTCTTGTAATATCAGCTCTATCAGCCATTAACTTACCGTTAATCTCAACATTAGTAGCTTCTAAGCTATCTATCCTAGCGCTATTAGCTTTTAGTGAATCATTGATAGTAACATTGTTAGCCACTAAGTCTTTAATTGTAGCCTTGTCTAGGTTAACTGTTTCTTTTAAGTTATTTAATTCTTGACTACCAGCTGAAGGGTTACTGCTATTACCGATAATAACAGCCTGATGATTCTTAATTAAAACTAAGACACGCTCACCAGGCTTAATATCAGTAGTTGTAGTAATTGGTGTTAAGAGGCTTGAGCCATCTAATTTGACATAATCAACGCCATCTGATTCTACAGTAGTGCCATATGCCGTTACTTCTTCATCTTTATTAGATTCGTCGATTACAATATCGGCAAAATCCTTTAAGACATCTCTTGTTAGATCAGACATTGTTTATTACCTCCATAATTTTGTCGTGTACACTGCTGTCTCTTGAATTGGGCAACCAGTAGTACATTTAATACTCTGTGATATGATTCTAGCCTTCACATTACGAATACCAGCTCTTGTATAGTTCAGAACCACACAATCACCAATTCTTGTCGTGTTGAAAGCATGAGAATATGTAATCTTGTGAGATAGCGACGATAAGCTCTTGAGTAACTGAGTAGCATAAGCATCGAGCATGTCTTGAGTTGGAACCCCAGCAAATTTAGGATTCGTTTCTCTGTGCACAATCTCTCTGCCACGACTCTTAGTTGACACGATACTATTTTCATCGTCATTCACAATACGAGAAAAGCGGTATCCTAAGCTGCTAGAATATACTACTTCTACAACATTAGGAATACCGTATAAGTCTCTTTCATCCTTGAACGAAGGATATAAAATTGAACTATTATCGTCAGTATAAGTATAAACCGGCTGTAAACTAGATGTACTTTGGTCCGGTTGGAACATTACATTACCCATCTCGTCTATCATGTATGAGAACTTAGCAGAGGTCATTAAGTCAGTAGTGAATGTTAGCCAGTCCTCATCTAATGATGATACGAAGTCTGCTTCTAACACATGACTACTATCTGTCATGACTACTGGAGCTCTTAAATGCTCTCTAGCAATAAGCGATACAGCGTTCATGATTGGTTGCCCTTTAAGCAAAGAATATCCAATCGGCGGTTTACTGTTCTTTAACTCTATCAATGGCGTATATCCATCAACAGATATAGAAACACACTTACCATCGAAGTTCACATGAGGTGTTTGTATTAAGAATGTTCCTAACGCAAACTTACGTCTTTCCCCATTTTGATTTGCTACAAGATAGACTCTAATATAGCACTCACCAATATCCTCAGTCATGCTAATACTAACAGAACCAAGAGTGGAATTCGACGCATCTCTTGTGATTGTACAACTGGTGATGGTAGTGACTCTCTCTGAATCTCTCCATGAATTTGGATCAACCTTATAAAATTCATAAGTTTGTTCCATTGACTCGTGCCAATTAATCATTAGATTTCATCCCTTTCCACTCGTTTTACGGTAAGTGTCACATTGACTGTTAGCTCTGCATGTTTGATAGGCATCTTAACTGTGACATTAGCCCAATAGCCAATACCTGATGGCTCTCGAATATATACATCTCCGGCCCATTCAGATAATCGTCTTAAAGCATAGATAGTGTCTTTATAGCTCTTAGGAATAACAGCGTTTAACGTCATAGTCTCACCACGCTGAGTACCATAATAGGTAACTGGATGTTTACGTCCAATATACTCTACTAAAGATACGTCTGGGCTGTGTGATTCATCAACATCAACATTAAATGGTAGCTTAACCATTGAACCTGCCCATGTAGGATCTTCCATCTCGTCTTCGCCTAGATAATCAAAGTTCATCCACTTTTCACTCCATTGAATGATTATAGCAGACTCACCAATAGGTTGCCCTGGAAGATCTACGAAGGATATAACACCAGTGTTTGTATCAGTTGCTACAATCCTATACCTAGCGAAGTCCAAAGATGGATGTGGGTCTGTAACAGTCACAACTCCATCGTTAGGCAGACCAGTAGCAATCTGTGTAAATGTGCCATTAAATTCTCTACGATAGACTGCTAGAGAAATATCCCTAACTAAGTCTTCGTCAGCGTCTTTACAATAAGGTGCGACGTACGTACAAATCTTGTCACTGTCAATTCCAATAGAAGCATCAGGTTCATAGTCTCTCAAAGTCCAGTTAACTGTAAATATAACAGACTTTTCAGCAGTCAAACCTGAGTCCATGGATACCACTATAGTTAGTTTATACATCTGATTGTTCTGAAGCATTAAATCTCCAGCTGACAAATATAACTGCAAGTTACGCTTAGTCGCATTAAACAACTTAGAATATACCTCAGTGCCAGCTGTGACAATGGTCTCTACACCAATCTCATTCTCAGTCGTATAGGTATCGTTTGCAGTGATTGATACAAAATATGTTACAGGTTTCTGATTTAAAGGACCTGGCTCACAATAAATATCAAAAGGCAAAGTCTTAAGAATATTGTTCTCGTCAAGTGAGATAGTCCAATCTAATGTAGGGGGAGCATATAGATTGATAGTTCTCTGTACTGACCAGTCACCATACTCATCGACTACGCCTTTAGTCTTGATACGATACTTTAATTCAGCACCATCTTTATAATTTTTCGTGTTGAATGTGTAATAGTGAATCTTCTCTTCTGAAGTGTCATTGTCATCAACATCGCTAGTAAGAGTTATTGTGTCAGGAATTCCATTTACTGATAACTCAATCTGAGCAGCTCTTTGCTTAGAACCATCTTCCGAATTGTGAGTCCAATATAATGTAATATCTTCTCCAACAATCGCAGTAGATGACATTGTCCAAGTTGTAGGTGCTTCAGGTTTTGTACCGATAGCGACTGAGACTGTTTCACTCCAAGTCGACTCACCTTTCTCATTTGTAGCTGCGACTCTGAAATACCATCTTTTACCTTGCTCTAATCCTGTAACAAAGGCAGTTGTATTCTCTACAGTCATTGAACTGACTTGTGATGAGCTATCGAAATATGCTTCTCTGAATGTATACTGAACTGTATACTTAGTTGCGGTATCTGATTTATTCCAAGTAAGTTTTGCAGAGTTTCTACTATCAGCTGCGACGGTTACATTTTGAACTGCTGCTGGAACAGTTAAAGTTTCACTACTGTAATCAGACCACTTACTATAAATTCTAGAAGTACTATAAATGTTTACGGCTCTCGCTCTAACCCTATACTTTCCTCCAGCAGTTACATTAGAAACATATGTTGCCATTCTGGTTAAGACAGTCACTCGTCCAGTGTTAGCTAAGGTAGTTCCATTGTAAACCTCGAACTCAATCTCGTCAGTTCTAGCATCTGAAATGTTTTCTAGCTTAGCTGTTAACTGAAACTTGTTGATTGTCACACTCGGAACCGATGGAGCATTTGGAGCATCTCTCTCGAATGAATACTCAGCGGATACTGAAGTACCAGTCCAATATGATGCTTGTTGTCCGTTAGATTCATAAGTTTTAGATACTGGCTTAACAGTAACACGAATCTTTAAAGCGTTAGACGGTGCACTATAAGTAGCATACTTCTCATCTTGAGTAGCATCTGAGTTACCACCACTAAACCAAATGCCATTACCTGTATCGTAGTGCCATTTAACTTCATACTTATCTAAAGTCTTAAGATATTCGGTAGTTCCTCCACCAGTAGTTGTAGTAGTTCCACCGTTTAAATTTCTAACATTAATAGGGGATACAATATTATTTGTTCCACTTTCGTTTCTACCTAATACTGCTCTATCCCCTCTGACTTCCATAATATACCACCTCTGGTTCATTACCCATGATGGTATTGCTACACCATTATAATATGTAGCACCGGATTTAATACTAACCAAACTACCAGTAGTAATGCTAGTTGTTGTGGTAGTTGGTTTTCTAGTTTCTTCTTTAAAGTCCCAAGTGGCGTAGTAAGTATTACTAGTACCACCTTGAAGTTGAATCTTTAAATTTGATACTGCTGGCATTTACTACACTCTCCTTTCAACTTTAACTGCTCTAACAATAGTCTTGATAGCGTCAACGATATCATCATCGCTAGCATAAACACCATTAATAGAATATGTATCTCCACTGTTTAAGTTTCCTAATTCTTTACGTAACTTATCAATAGCATAAACAACATCATCATTTCGACCATTTTGATTTAACTTCATAGCTGTGTTGATAGCATTAAGGTTTGATCTAACTCCAACTGATTGCGTACCTCCAAGTAAGCTAGTGATACTAGCTGCACCTGATGTAACGTTAGATAAGTCTAATACTGGAGTGATTACCGGTTGAACATCGACATCGGAATCTAGAATATTAGACATTTTACTAACCGCATTGATTAATGCTTCTTTAGCATTGTCAGCCATCTTAGTACCAGCTCTACTAGAGTCAACAAAATTATTAGCGATACCATTCGTGAAACCTACACCGAAGAAATCACCAATCTTATAACCAACTTTAGAAGGTGAATGCTCATCTAAAGCTCTTGCTGCTGCGTTTTTTGCTGCATTAGCCATCGCTCTAGCTGCTACACTCGCTGCAAATGAACCTGATCTAATACCACTAGCGAATCCTTGAGCTAAATAGCTACCTGCACTATTAAAACTACCATAATAGCTACGTAACTTGCTAGCTGCTCCTGATACGGTACTTGTAACGGCAGAATTAACACTAGCCTTACCACTCTTAATGCCTGATGCTAAATTGCTGGACATTTTAGCGCCTGCAGATTTGAATTCTCCATTCTTACTTTTAGCAGTTGAAGTTAATGTTGATAGAACACCGTTCATGGCAGTTTTTAAATTACCTGAAGCACCACTAATTCCTTGAGAGATTGAGTTTACAATATCAGACCCTACGCTGCTCAATTGCTTAGCTGCATTCTTAATAGGAGTTACTAAGTTATTCACAATAACATTACCAACACCGCTTAAAGACTGAGCTGATTTTGCGAAATTACCGAATGAGCTACCAAGTGTTTCAAGGCCTAAAACAATAGCTGAGAAATTCGTTCCTGATAACGACTTGATAGCTGAGGCAACTGTTTTAGTAGCTTCAACTCCAGCCGAAATATCTCCTATACTGCTAAATTTCTTAATCCCATTCGCTACAGATCCTAATTGCGTTTCTATGTTTTCAGGAACATTTAGATTCTTCATCTTATTCATACTATCCACTAGTTCGCCTAGAGGTCCAGTTAACGATCCTAAACTCCATCCGGCTAAGAATAACCAACTGAATTTCTTTAGACCATCTGCAACAGACCCAAGCTGAGTACCGATGTTTTCAGGTATACTTAATCCAGTCATATTTTTCATTGCTTCAACTAAGTCTTTAAGTGGATAAACTAATGTACTTAAGCTCCATCCAGCTACGAATAGCCAACTGAATTTCTTTAGACCATCTGCAATACTTCCAAATGTATCACCAATATTTTCTGGGATAGTAATTCCAGACCATTTTTGAATGCTACCAGCTAAATCACTCAATGGACCAGTCAACGCACTCAAACTCCATCCGGCAGCAAATAAGAAACTAAATTTCTTTAATCCATCTGCAATACTTCCAAACGTATCACCAATTCCTTCTGGAATAGTAACGCCAGACCATTTCTTGATTGAGTCGGCCAAATCGCCAAGAGGTTTCGCGAATGTCGCTAATGCATCAGCACCCATTCCACTAGCCCAGAATTTATTGATACCACTTGCTAGGCTACCGATTTGTGTACCAAGATTTTCAGGTACACTTACTCCTGACCATGCTTGGACTGACGCGGCTAAATCGCCTAATGGTTTTGCTACCGTGGCTAATGCTCCAGCGCCTAAACCACCTAATGTGAATTCCAGTACTCCATCCGCTAAACTGGTTAACATGCTTCCTAGATTGTCTGGCACCGTAACGCTTGACCATTTGTTAACTGATTCTGCTAAGTCACCTAATGGCTTTGCTACTTTAGCGATGGCATCCGCACCAAATCCAGATAGACTATTCATCAATCCACCTAAAGCTACTTCGCCTAAAGCATCTTGCATAGCTGATAATCCACGTTTAATATCGTCCCATGACATTGAGCCAAACTTCTGTAATGCATCAGCTATCTCACCTAATCCTTGAGATGCTAAAGTAATTGTGCCCGCACCGATAAGACCAGCGAAACCGGTTAGAACTCCGGTTAATCCAGATGCAGTGCCTAATTCAGCTAAAGCACCTCCCATACCAGCTAAGCCACGTCCTATTTCTTCCCAAGACATAGAGCCAATATTCTGAAGAGCATCTGCAATATCGCCAAGCCCTTGAACTGCTAATACGATAGTTCCAGCTCCAACTAATCCGGATAGACCAGCAAGCTTTCCTAAAGCTCCACTAACTACTCCAATCTCAACTAAAGCTCCTCCCATGCCAGTTAAGCCTTTTTTGATAGTATCCCATGATAAAGCACCAATAGAGGCTAATGCATCTGCTATCTCATCAAGAGATTGAACTGCAAGTACAAGTGAGCCTGCGCCAATAAGACCAGATAAGCCAGTTAATTTGCCAAGTAGACCAGTCACAACAGCTACTTCGGTTAAAGCTCCTCCCATGCCAGTTAGTCCGATTTTGATTTCATTCCAAGACATAGTAGAGAAGTTAGCAAAAGAAGCTTGTAAATCCGCAAGAGACTGCACAGCTAGAACTAATGAGCCTGCACCTAGTAGTCCTTTAAGACCGGTTAGTTTACCAAGTAATCCGGTTATGGTAGATACTTCGGTTAAAGCTCCTCCCATACCTGCTAATCCTCGCTTAATTTCTTCCCAAGACATTCCTGCGAAACTACTAAGCCCTTCAGCCATCTTGCTCAATGATTGAACGGCTATTAATAATGACACGCTACCAGCTAAAGACTTTCCACCACCGAATTTGCTCAGAGCTTTTAGTGTAATGACAAATTCAGCTAAAGCTCCACCCATGCCGGTTAACCCTCTAGCAATTTCATCCCAAGATAACCCTGAGAATTTCTGAAGAGCATCACCTAATACTTTGCAAGACTCCGCTAATGCGATTATTGCAATACTAGTAGAAATAGGAATTGGAGCCATACTAATAGATTCAAAACCTTTAGTTAAAATTTTCATTGACACAGCTAATGCTAACAAAGATTTAGCTAAATTATACTCATCTATTTTAGCTAATTTCTGCATAGCACTCGCTAAAATATCAATCGCTTTAGCTAGTGCCATAACTGAAACGCCCATTTTAATAAGACCTTTACCTTTGAACGAAGCAATCGCATCTGAGATAAACTTAAACGAACGATTTAACATTAAGAACATTGCACCGATGGCAATTACAGATTTAGTAATATCTGCAGGATCTAAACTAGCGATACTTTTTAATGAAGCAGCTAAAATTCCTAACGCACCAGCGATAGCAACTAACGAACTAGCTTTAACACCAGTAGTAAATGCTCTAAGCGCAGTAGTAATTTCTCCAAAGAATGCAGAAATCTTTTTAGCTATACTTGGCTTTCCATCTCCTCCGAATATACTATTAATGGTATCAGTTATGGTATCGAACAAATCAGTAAAGCTTGATACACTTTTAATAATTCCACCGCCAAGGATACCTGCTAAAACATCTCCCATTGAGACATTGTCGGATATCCATCCAAATACTTTAGTTATACTGTCCCAAATACCTGTTAGTACTTTAGAAATACCTTGACCTACTTTAGATAGCACATCACCAAAACTACTAATATGAGATGCTGCACCTTTTAATACTCCAGCAATATCAGAAACCATCTTACCTAAGCTACTAGCGATTCCAGATGTGTTAAACCCTTCGTTTAAGGACGTAAACATATCACCAATAGCTGCCGTAATACTTAGGATGATATCTACAACACTACCAAAAGCACCAGAACTAAATACTTTACCGATGGTAGTGGCAACTAACTCGAAAGCTTTCTTAACCATATCAACAACAGAGAATAAACCCTTGAATGTTCTCTTAAGTTTATCTGCCGTTTCATCACCGATTTTGATTTTCTCAGTTAAGCTCTTGAAGCCTTCGGTTAAATTAAGTAATCGCTTAGCTGTGATAGGTGGGAAAATGTCACGGAAAGCTTCTTTAATAGGAGTAACAATACTGACTAATCCTTTAAAGATGTTAGAAAATCCTTCTATTAATTTAGTACGACCACCTAGGTTTGCCCATTCCTTTAACATTTTATTTCTGGCTTCTGAACTATCAGTAATCATATCATTTAATACTTTACTAACTGATGTCCACAGTGTTCTAGCTTCCTCGAAGTCACCAAAAATAGTTCTCCAAGTTTCAGTCCATCCAGAACCCAAAGCTTCTTTTAAAGTATCAATTAATTGAGAAAATGTCTTAACCTTGGTTGCAGCATCACCGGCTGTCTTGGCCAAATCCGCCATCTGCTTTGCTTCTTCTTTGCTATAACCTTGATCAACAAATTTCTTAATTGCTGCTTCATATTCCTCTTGTGTGTCAGCAGCAGTAGATAACTGATCTAAAGTTTGAGATAATACTTCTGTGGTTAGCCATCCAGTTTCTAGGGAATCACGGAATGTTTTATTTGCTGTAATAGCAGCTTTTGCTCCTGTTTGTAAATGCTCAGAAGTTCTAATTAAAGCATCCTGAAACACTTTACCACCCATGTTAGCATTAACTACAGAGTTCCAGTCCATTAGTTTTACTGTTCCAGAAGCTAATGCTTGTGATAACTGGTACATTGCTCGAGATGCATCTTGAGAAGACGCACCAGAAACTGCAGCTAAATTTGCTATACCTTTGATAGCAGATACTGAATCTTTTAGTTTTACACCTGCTGCAGTAAATCTACCAATATTACTTGTCATCTCTGTAAAGTTATAAATGGTCTTATCCGCATAATGGTTTAACTCGTCCAACGCAGCGTTTACAATTTTAACGTTCGTACCTTCCTGTTGAGTATTGGCCAAAATCGTCTGTACTGCATTCATTTGTGTTTCGTATTCTCTGAAACCATCCTTAATCGGATTAATAGTCACAGCAGAAGCTAACCTCTTACCTAATGTTAGTAATGAGTTAGTGATTCTAGAGATAGTAGTCATAGCAACTACTTCCATAGCTGAGAATTTAGCTTGTACTGTTTCGATACCTGAGCTCACTCCACTAAAATTAATGTTCTTAACTGCTGCACTGACATTTTGCAAGCCTTCAGCAGCGCCTTTAAGATTAAGTTTTTGTTTTAATTTATCAAGAGTACTCATACTCGTGGCTACACCTGATTCAAACTGCTTATTGTCAAATTTCATCGACAATATACGTTCATCTACTACATTACTCATTGCCTACTACCTCCTTCCAAGCTGCATCAGCTATTCTATCAAATACTGGTTGAATAGCAGGATTAATATAGTCTCTACCCTCAACCCATCCTCCAGTACCAGTACCATGTCCTGTTTGCAAGATTATTGCTATGTTTACGCCTTTATTAGTATTTGAATTACAGAAATTAATTTTCGTTATGCTTCTGCCCTTCTCAATCTCATAGTACCAAGAACCAGCAGTTTTGCCAGTTTCAACTGGAGTTGCTGACATAAGGGCGTTTACGCCTTCTTGAGCATACTTATCCAAAACCGTGACTCTAGCTCCTTTTTTGGCTCTTTCTAAAAACTTAGTAACTTTAGAAAAATCTCCCTTATGCTCAAACTTAATCATATGTACTCCTTTTTACCTGATTTTGATTTTCTGACCAGGATAGATTAGACTAGGATTATTAATCCCGTTAATCTGTGCTAAACGCTGATATGTGGTTCCATACTTAGCCGCAATTCCAGACAATGTTTCACCATACGTAACAGTATGATAAACAACTTTTGAAGTTGACTTTAACATCTTGTTAACTTTGGCTTGAACCTCATTATAATTGTAGCCGGCTTTAGTAATAGCGTTAATACGAGCTTGCCCGTTGCCCCATTTACCAGCTAATACTTCTTTAGCGATTTCATCCACTGATTTCTTAGCCGGCTGAAGCTTTTGATTAATAATACTTTGAATTGTATTGTAATCATAACCTGCTTGTGTTAGACGGTTCTTACGGTCATCTCCGTTACCCCATTTGCCGTTAATAACTTCCTGAGCGATTTGTTCATTTGTCTTCTTAACTGGAGTTGGGTCACTAGGTTTAGTTACTGTAGAACCTGATTTAGCAGCATATTTATTCCAAGCCTCTCTATCTCCATAGAATTTATTAAGGTCTAGATTCCCACTATAACCATTTAATCTACCAGTTGATGTGTATTGTCTAATAGCACATGAATATGCTGATTCGTTCCAAGGTTCATCTTGATATCCAGTTGGCGTGTGATTAGCATATTGTGCAATCCATTTTCCATAATCGCCGATATTCATGAATCCACTCATTAAAGATTTGGAAATATACAATAACGGTTTAACCCCAGTCTTAGAGTAAACATAATCTAGCCATGATTTAACCCAATTGAAGTCATTCTTTCCAAACGTTGGATTATTCTGTCCTTCCCAGTCAAGTACGAGGATTGCTTCTCCAATATAGTTTTTACAATTATTAATGAAGAAGTCAGCTTCAGCTTGAACGTCTCCACCGTTAGCATAATGATAAACACCTAAGCATTTACCGTTCTTTTTAGCTTGTTGATAAGCTCTGTCACAGTCTGGGTTTACGTAGTATGTCCCTTCTGTGGCTTTACAAATTACAAAATCACACGGAACTACATCTAGATTAATTCCGTTCTGATAATTGGAAATATCAATACCATTCATCATAGTATTACCTCCTATCCTTTTGTGTTTAATTTCTTTCTACGCTCTGCATTCAACTCTGCGTTACGTCTCATGATTTCAGCCTTGCTCATTTTCTTAGGCGGTTGATTCTTAATGCTGCAAACTCTAATTAAAGTTATTAATCTATTAAGATGCCATTTCTCACATTCAAATGGTATGTTTAAAGCTACCATATAATAGTAAATAAGTTCAGCTGTAATTTGTTCTCCTCCGATGTGGTTGTCACTTTCTGTTTTTCTGAAAGTGGTAGCACTCATTGGATCTTTAATATATTCAGATATAGCGTTGACATTATCCGTTGTTAACCCATCATATGCACTTTGGTCAACATTTGGGGTAACTGTCATGCATTTGATATAATCTATTGTCTCTTCAAATGTCTTATCTTTATCTGTTAGATATGGCTTATGCCATTTACTTTCCCATTTTGAAATAGAGAGCAAAGAATGCTCTAATGCTAAAGACTGGGGTTTAGTGTATACGAATTCTTGCTTAGCTTCATCCCACATTTCAGCTCCAGGTATAGTTATCTTAAGCATTCTTGTTACCTCCATTGATTAGTTTTGCAAATTAGAAGCCGCCGGAACATTCTGAGATGTAGTGTTACCATCATTAGGCATGATACCATTAATAAAATCACTACATTTAGTAGCATCTGAGGCTAGTTCGACATATAGCTCCACAAAAGCTTCTGTTTCTTCGAATTTTTGTGACAACGGAACACCATTTGAATCAACTTTGATAAATCTCTTTCCGTCAGCTGATTTCTCACCATAAGATTTAAGAAGAAATAATTTGATAATATTAACAATCTCTTTCATGTCATTTGATTTAGCAATTTTGTCGATGTATTTTGTATATCCGCCTTCGACGCTTGCTTCCATTTCTAGACATTCAACTTTGTTTAAATTAAAATAGAAATCTTCAGTTCTTTGATTTCCATCGTAGTCAGTATAAGTAACAGTTTTCTTTAGCATGTTATGTTCCTCCCTTTAATTAAAATAAAAGACCTCGTAATTTAGTCGAGGTCTATAAAATATCACAATGCTATGCTTCTTTTAAGATAGTAACGATTTCATTAGGTAAAAGTAATTTAGGTTCAGTTCCAGAACCAGAGCCGCCACCTGCGTTTGTACCATATAATGCATCTTCAATCTTTTTCAACTTCTCAGGTGCAATTTTAGTTGAGTCAATTTCGATGTGAGCAGCTGGTTTGAAACCTTCGATATTAATTGGTGTAGTAGTACATTCCCAACTAAATTCTACAGCTTCTGGACTATCATTAATAGAACTATATCCTTTTTCTGATGGAGAAGCTTTAGCTCCATATACTAAATGTAATTTGTATCCGTAGTCAGAACCTTTAACATCGTTACCTACAACAGTTCTATAAGCTAAACCGAATGCTTTTCTAGGTTGCTGTCCTACATATACTCCAGATTTTGATTCTAATTCAGCAGAGCCATCGCATGCTGCGAATTCTTCAGGATATGTATAAGCACTGATTGTAAATCCAAATTCTTCGTTTGAATATAATTCTAAATATTTAGCATCATTTGCATATAAAGCTGATGCTTCAGCTCCAGAAGGCTTTTCACTTACAGACATTAAACCATTCCAAGCTACGCCTTTTGGGTATGTTCCATCTTCAGATTGTGAATAAAGTACACCCATTTTAGTACCTGTTTCGTAAAGACGTTTACCAATATCGTCCCATGTTAATCTAGACATTTTCTTTCCTCCTTTAATAAGTTAATGTAAATGTATCATGGTTAAGATTATCTGATGTGAAATGAGTATCATGACTGATTCCAGGAATTCTTGAAATCTTCATGACAATTTCACTATCTGGATCATAATCCATAACCGTGATTTGATATGAAAATCTTTGTAAATACACACCATCATTTGCCACAAGATTGTCAATTTTGTTTCTCGAGTAGACGATGGCTGGGTATTTCATTCGTACAGAAGATGGTGGTTGGTAATATACTTGATCGCTTCCTAAAATTTCTTCTAGTAAATTTTGCAATTTTAATCTATTATCCATTATATACATCTCCTAGTGTTAAAGTAAGTCTAGGGTACTGAACAGAGATGTTAGACACCTTCCATTTAGTACCCATAAACTCAACATATACTATTGAATGAAAATTCTCATTAGCGTATGGATCTGCTATGATACTAATTTCATTCGATATGACAATGTTGTCGTTAAGTTGATTTGAACTTTGTGACCTTCTACTATTAGTAATAACATCACCAAAATATTTACGGGGAGTTATGACATTGGTCCATACCCCAGGCTTTGTTTGCTCTTGGATACTGAAACCTATATCACCATAAAATTTCGCCATTTTGAATTTTCACCTCTAGTCTTAATTAATGACCTTCAGTACTTACACTTCCACTTTGCGCTTTAGCTTTCAATTCTTCAATAGCAATAGCTGAGTAGCAACGAGTCAATGCTCCTGAGCAACGAGTTTCCAATAAAGATTTCATTTGGTTGAAGTCGATATCGAAATCTGTGAAGTGAGTAACTTCTCCACCTTTAGTTGCACCTAAACTGTAGTCAGCTAAGTTACAGATGATACCGATCAACCCCTTAGTATTTTGCTCAGCATCTTTACGAGTTTTACCTTCGAATTGTTCGCAAGTGTAGATTTCTCCAACATTTAATGAACTAGCTAATTCAGCTTTAGAACTGTAGATTCTACGTCCGTTAATGTCACGAGCTAATAACATTACATTTAACATGTGTGGTGTAATGTATAAGTCTGGAGTTCCGCTTCCTTTAAAGTGTTCACGAGCATATAAGATTGTGTTAACCATAGTCTCTGACATGATGAAATTTTCACCGAAGTTAGCGTTTGAGTTAGTACCTTGGATTTCTGATTTAGTCTTATCAGTGTTGATGTCAACATGTAATGTATATAAATCATCATCTGTCCAAATTGGTCTAATGTGTTCTGGTGAGATTTTATCTTCTGCTCCATCATCACGACCGTCGCCTAACATGATAGCTGTAGCTAATTCTTCATTTAAGCTCATCTTATCAATGTTGTATAAATAATCTACATAATCGAAGTCTGTGATATCGATTACATCATCACGGTGTAATGAGTTTCTTACATATACAGTTTGAGGGTCAGTAGTACGAGTAACTAACTTAAAGTTTCCAGCAAGTTTCTTTTGTTTACCTTTTTGGTAACCTTTAGCACGTAACTCCTGAATGTTACGAATATCTACTTGACGTGTACGAATACGTGAGATTGGTGATTTATGTACTTTTTGCAATACTGTATTAACCCATCCTTGGTCATTAGTGATTAATTCAGGTGCTCCTGGACGTACATCTTTGTATTCTGGGAATAACGTAGTAACATTTCCAGCTCCATTTTGAATAAATCCTCCGACTGTATCAGCATGACTAATTTCTACACCATTTTCTTCTGAGTAAATTTCAAGTGCTCTTTTGAATGAACCAACATTGTTCTTTTTAGCCATTTCAAGAATTTCACCTTGGTCTGAGTGAGTTAAGTAATCTTGTTGTTGTTCATCCATATCAAATACATTGTGTTTCATATCTTCTTCATCTCCTTTTTCACCATCTACGCCAGCATCTTCTAATGCTTGGCCAATCATAGCATATACGACTGTTTTCTGTTCATCTGTCATTGAGTCGAATACGTCTTTTACTGTTTTTTCGTCATCTTTCTTTTGTGTTTGTTCGTTGTTCATGTTTTTCTCCTTTTCTTTGTTTTTATCTTCTTCATCATCAGCGTGTGATAAAGTCAATTCTTCTCCTGTATAAATTACAGCTTCTTCATCTGACTCTTCTCCATGCATCATGACTGAATCGATAAACGCCCCTGGGTTAGCTCCGGCTAAAACCAAACTTACTTCACGAATCGCTCCATGCAATACATCTCCACCATGTTGTTTTAGATGATTAGCATAGATTGATAACGCTGTGACATCACCATGCTCGACTAATTCTTTAGCATTCTTACCTTGTGCACTGTCATTAAATGTACCGTAAACATAGACTCCTTCGTCCCTGTTTTCAAGTAAGGCATGTCCAAGAACATTCATAGGATCATTGTGGGAATGATTCCAGACTAACGGTACAGTTTCTCCATCGTTGTCTTTGAAAGCATTTCTACGAATGGTTCTACCATCAGAGCATTTAATGTCATTTCTAGTGGCCCAGCCAGTAAAATCATACTTTGCCATTTTGAAATTCCTCCTTTAGCTATTCATTGTAGCGTTCTTCTTGCTCTTGCATATCTTGTGTTTCTTGTTCCTCGTACTCTTCTTTAGGTTGACTAATATTAGCGTTAACTAATTGGTCAGCCTTAGGATCATCGGATGGTTTCATACCAATTACCTGTCTAAATTCATTTGATGTCATGATCTCATTACGAGTAAACTTATCTGCAATTTCTGCAATGTTGTTTACCGGAACAAGCTTGAATGGATCTCTGAACATCATGATAGATTGACCCTGTGATCTAGCAGTCTTAGTCAGGAATTTTCGCTTAAGTTCATCAACAATTGCTGAGACAATAGGTTCTATTGAACGGTTATTGTAATTCAACATTGTCTTCTCATCAGCCGTACCATCCATAACAGTTTGAGTGATTCCCAACTGGCTATAAAGCATTTCAGTTAGATATTCAATCTGCTTCATAAGATTGTTTTCAACTGAACGGTTTAATTGAGTAATACGCTCAGTACCATCAGCATAAGCAATCCCATACTTCGAGCCAGCCAATTGCCTTTCGATTTCTTTTCGCCTTCTCTCAGCTTCATCACGTTTAGACTGTGTCTTGATTACATAAGGTAACTGAATAATCAAATCTAATTTACCTGATGCCGTTTGTTCATCTGTCACATCCAATAAACTAAGTTTTCTTATTAAACGTTGCATAGTTGAGTTAGGTTCATTGATTACCGCATAAAGCGGATTCTCGATGATAGCAACGGTGCTCTTCGGAAGTGTTACTTCTTGTTTCTTTCCTGTTCGATCATTGTAAAGTCGAACTTTAACATGTTGTGGATACCATTGAACAATCTTTCCTGTTCTCATAGAATCTATACTATATGAACCAGAAACAGTAGGGTCCATACTAGTATCTACTGGGACAATTGCTACACATCCTTCGTCTAGCATTGACATTACTACATCTTGAATAAAAGCTCTACCAGTCTGGTCAATATTAGCTTCTAGATTCAAACACTTATTAAGTCCTGAATCGATGTCCGATGAATATCTCATATTCTCGTCTAGTTTAACATGCCTGATTTCGACTGCCGCTACATCCATTGCAATACGGTTATAAACAGCTGTCGCTATTGACCTCTCGTTACCTCTGGTGAATTGAACTCTATCCGGTCTATGATAATAGCTCTCGCCTAGAGTTCTTTGGTATGTCGGATCTCGATTTGTAAATGCGTTCCAAGCATGCATAAGCCTAGAACCAAAATTTAGCTCCATTTTGAATTCCTCCTAATAGTTAGATGTATGGCCGTAGTATGCTCTTAATTTTCTATCTTTGTTATAGTTAACAATGCTCATTCCGGTTCCGATAGCAGCCGTAGCACCGGCAATAGCACCTAAACCTTCTGCTTGCTTTTTATTAATAAAATTATTGGCATAAGCAAATCCTATAGCAGAGGCAGCAGTTCCACTACCTTTTATTAAATTAACACCCATATTATCTGTAATTCTATAACCGTTAGCGTACAGATTCTTTCCTTGATCCGCTAATTTATCTTGCTTCAAATGTTTATAATCTTTCTTCATTTGCTGTTTAGCTAATTTAGTGGCACGACCATAAGTCATCTTAGAATTCATCATTGTCTTAGAGCCATATTGCTTTTTCTTAGCTTTTAAATCTTCATATGCAGCTGCTGATTTTTCATATCTTTTTAAACCGGCTTGAGTATAACTACCGTTAAAATTCTGATAACGTCTAACTCCCCATTTCATACCTTTTACACCGTGGTGAGCTAAATAATCATCGTTAGCCGTTGTTACATAAAAACTCATATTCACACCTACCTTCTACATGTTTAAAAATTTATTCTCGCAACTCTTTGATTGCTAAAGCAATTCCGAGTGCTGAACTAGTTACACCTAATACTGTACCAGTAGTTTCAAGAATATTCTTAGCGTATTCTCTACCTTTAGAAACTTTCTTTTGATTAAATACATCGTTATACTGACGCTCTAATAATTCCCTATTAATTTGGCTTCTAAGTTCCTGATCACTCATAGAACTAAGGTCCATTCTTTTGTTATTTTTTTTAGAATTATTATTAATATGGTTCTGATTTGAAACACGTAACGTGTCATTCATCTGCCTAGTTGAGTCAACAACTTTTTTGACGCCGGTTAATTCCTCTTTTGAGTAGTGCTTTTTTCTAACTCCCCACTTCATTCCTTTAACACCGTGATGATAAAGTTCATTCGTCATACTATCACCCACTTTCTTAACTATCTTATTTTTTTCTTATAATACATCTTATTTAATTCTGCAATAGTTTTATCAGTATTAGGATGCTCAACTAAGTAACGATTAACAAAATTATTTCTACCCTTTGTATAAGCGGCTTGATTTACGGCATATGTCATACCGTAGCCACTAGCACCAATTGCAACTGTCTTTTTAGCTGTCTCTTTAGCTTTATTTTCTACTCTTTGTATTTTATTTGCTAACTCGTATGCTTTATCATAATCCATACCGTACTTATCCATAAATTTACCTGTATCACGAAGTACTGAACCTTTCTTATTAAATGCTAATTCCGTCATTTTCTGTCTAGTTATCAGATTAGCCCTATCTTTGGCCTCATTACCAGCGATAATATTTAACTTATCTAATGTTTCTCCACTTCCTGCTTTTGTTCTTGGAAATTCAATTTTTCTTAGATAATTATACGTATTTTTACGATTTTTATTCTTAAGCGAATTATATGCAATGTCTATATATCTATTGTTTCTTTCGGCTTTCTTAGCATATCTATCTAAAGTTTTAGCGGATTCTTTAAAGTGATTGTTATGAAGACTTCTTACAACGTTGGTTTTCATATCTCTAGTAAACTCGTAGTTTCGACTGTTAGCCTGAGCTTTTAAAACATCCAATGAAGATAGTTCTGAAATTTTCATCTTACCTAACGAATCAGAAGATGTGTTCAATAAAATTAAAGGTGCATCAGCCCTATAAACACTAGCTTTAGTATCCCAACTATCTGGTATGGCTTCATAACCTTTTTGTCTTAAAGCCTCAAAATATTTCCTTTTAGCAACATTAAATTCTGGATCATTTTTATCTCCAAATTCCGGCCACATACTTTTATACACTTGTTTTGCATTAGCGGTTATCGATGAGGATGAATGTTTTTGCATAGTCTCTCTAAATGATGGGTCACTATCATATAATTGCTTAAATACAGATCTACGAGTGTTCAACGAAGGTATCTTAATATCTTTCTCAGCCGTTATCTGATGATTAAACAAAGTACCTCTATATCTGCTCATCTTACCTAAGGCAAATTGACCTCTAAAGAAATCAGTATCATTCTTTCTATAATTTACATATAAGTGTTCACCAGGTCTAGGGTTAGCATATCTATCTAAATTGTTAAATACAGTTCCTTTTTCTAGAATAGTATCGCAATATGTATTAAGGTATTTATTTCTAGCATAATAAGCAACACATGCTGCTACAGTTAAGCCTGCTGTAACAGCTACGACTTTTTCTACTTTAATACGTTTGTCAGCAGCAATCTTAGCTTCTGCTGCAGTTAACCCTTTCTCTTGATACTTCTTTTCAAGTCGTAATCTATGACCCGTAGATTGCGTTCTGGCATAATCGCTAATACTAAACTTAGTTTTCTTATCACTACTATTCTCAGTAGAATCAACCTTTTTAGCTATACTATTTTCAGTAGAATCCACCTTTTTAGCTATACTATTCTTAGTAGAACCTACATCTTTACCAAATTTATTAGCAATGCTTTTACTAATACTAGAAGTAACTTGTTTACGAACCCATCTAGTATCACCACTAGTATATCGTCTTCTTCCAGCATTAGTTAGACTACCGTCTTCGTTCTGATAACGTCTAACTCCACATTTCATACCTTTGACGCCGTGGTGGTAAAGTTCATTTGGTTTGTCTTTAACTACGTAATACCACATAAAACACCTCCTAATCAAATGCCTCTCTATTAAGTTTATAAGCAACAAAAGCATCCATCATAGCCGCTACAGCATCAATCTTTGCTTCGTATCGCTTCTTTAATAATTTTCTATTTCCATTAGTATCTTCCATTGTGATGCAGTTACCCATAGTAAACGTCATAAGTTCTTCATCGAACAGAAGCATTCTCTCTTCTGCTAACTTCTTCAATTCACCCAAAGGTACTGATTCTGTCTTGACTCCCTGAATTACTTTCTCTATTCCAAATGGACCATTCTCGCTAGCCCAACGATTCACAAAATCTTTGGCATTGTAAGGATCATATCCGAAGCAACGAACGTCATAGTCACAATCGGTAATATGCTTATCTAAATCGTCGTAGACTTCCATAGTGTCTAGTACGGTCCCTTCAAGCACAACTAAGCTTCCTTCTTTCATGAACTCATCATACTTGAATCGCATAGCTGGTGGTAATTTACTAAGAGTAAGAGAAGATATGTAGTTTCTAGTCTTTACACCAAAAGCTCCGTTGGATAATGGAAATAGAAATGTGAATGAACAGAAGTCATCACCTTGAGATAAGTCAGCGCCTAAAGCACAAGGCATTTGCCAGAAATCTCTTCTTCTATGCGGAAGTGTTTCTTCATATGTGAAGTAATATGTATAACCTTCCATAGGAATCCCAAAACGTTTCGCTAAAATATCGTTTCTAGCAGCAGGAGCTTTCTCAGCTCTTTCAACGTCTAATTGGTATGTTTCATATGTAACTGTCTTTCCTAAGTTAGGATTTGCTTTAGCCCACATGTCTGGGTTCGATACTTCATCGACTGAGTCTAATCTGTACCACCAAATGGATACGTGCGGATTTATATACTCACCTTTAAGAATGTCCATTAGCTCCATTTTGATTGTATCGCCTGGCCCGTTACGAACAGTACCCTCTGAGCTAACAGCTACAATTAGATAATCATCATTCTTTGAAGCACCTTGCTCTAAAGCACCAATTACATCCTCACGAATGTCTCCTGATAACCACTCATCAACAGTATTAATACGACTGTTTAGTCCTTGAAGCTTATCGATGGTCATCGGTCTGATTTCAACTAGTGAACCAGTTAAGAAATTCTCAATGCCTTTCTTGGTAGAGGCTAACTTAACTCTATTAGCCTTAGAACCTGTCGTGTTTTGCAATGAGCCTTCAGTAAGGAACTTAAAGAGTGGACCTCTTGATCTAGTAATTGCCGTACGCATTGGAGATAATACTTCTTCCGCCTGCTTCATGGTCGGTGCCGTGTGAACTTGATGTGTAGTAGATGTATCAACATTAAGAAAGTAACTTTGTATGTACGATTCGTATTGCGACTTGGCGGCACCACGAGCTACTATTAAGTATTGCTTGTTGATTAAACGCTTCTTAATAGTCTTGTTAACATAATGTCCTCCATGGCCATCTTCATTAGGTTCGTATACAGTTCTATCTACGAAATAATACCATCCAAAGATTTGTTCTCCCCAGAGTTTAAAACTATCAAGTAAATTCAAATCTGAACCATCAGTTAAAGTTAACTCATTCTCACAATACTTAATCCAACCTTCTACTGCTTCATCGTCATAGTAGATTCCTGGATTTGCTATAAGATCATCAATACGGTTCATTTCCATAGAGATTTCTCTACAGACTGGTATCTCCCCTCGGATTACGGCATCACGAAACTGACCATAATACTTAGGGACGGCTGTGTTTGATAATGCCATAATAATCACCTACTTTAGCCAATGTACTTCTTACCGGCTTTAATAACCTCTCTATTTTGCCTAACCATATCATCAAATGACTCCATGTTATACCTATCAGCTAATTGCTGAGCTTTTTTATAATTACTATTTGACATATATGCTTCCGCCATAACAGAGTCGTATTCTTTTGATAGAACACTTTCAAATAATTTGTTATATCCATTTTCGTACTCTTTATCATTTAGAAAATCATGGTCTTTTGCTTTTGCTCCTAGCTTTTTGTCGTAGTCACGATTATACTTATCGATCAACCCATTGTTCATTTTATCAGCGGCTCTGTTATAAGCTTTAACATAATTTTCTGTTGTGTTAACTTCTTGGTTGGCTCTATTCATATATTTTTTGTATTTCTTAGAAGCCATTGCTTTACCTTTAGCTGTTAAACTTCCATCTTTATTTTGGTATCTTCTGATACCCCACTTCATTCCTTTAATGCCGTGGTGGTATAATTCATTATTATACATTAGTTGTTCTCCTTTCCATTAGCCTCAGCTTCAACATTAATCCTCCACTCGAACTCACTAATCATGTTCTTGATGGAGTCAACTGCAGAGGAACTAGTTGGAGGGTCAAATAATAATTTTACTTTTAAATATACGTAGGACTTAACAGCATTTAAAAGATTACTTGAATCAATAAAATCTGTCCAAACCTCTTCTTTAGAATTAATACTAAACCCATCTGCAGGACCTACCCCAAGTTGAGATAAGATTAGAAATACTGAATTGATGTGCATTGTAATATCACTATCAAATGCGGTATACTCTTCTGTAATTCCTAATAATTTCTTGATTGATGTTAGAATACTTTCTGTATCTTGCATAAGTGGTCCTCCTTTCTAATCATGCTTCCAAGGGCATGTGTCATTTTTTGTTCTTTCTACTGGCTCAAATATAGGTAGTAGATTCTTGTCGCCATAGTGAATGGCATTGTGAGTTTTTAAAGTTGTGCAAATAAGGTATTCGGGATTCATAAGATAATCTGTTTCGTCAATCAAATCATAAGATGTGATAGGATTGAGATGATGAATAATTACCTTGGCTCCTTTTGGAATATCGTAACCAGCAACACCTAAGTCACAACCGTTATCCCTAACAATAATCTTATCGCGAAGTCTTTTCCATTCTTTAGACTTGTAGAATAGTTGATTCAAATATCGGTCATAGCCGAAAGTATCCTTCCCAACTATTCCATCTAACTTTAAATACTCAAATCTTTCTTTAAACGTCTTGAGCTTACTTAACTCAGAATATGTTTTAATCATCTCTACCACCATGCCCACTATAATCTTTCATAGCATTTAAAGCATTCTCATAAAGTTCTTCTACACGCTTAGCAGATTGTAAAGATTGTGTCCTTGCTTCTAATAAAGCATTCTCATGTCTAATCTTCTCAAGCTCTAACTGATTCTTAGTAGAACCAAGCTTAAGAAAATGTGTAATTACCTGTGAAGAGGCGGTTCCTTCTCTAAGTTGCTTCTCTGCTAGGTCCACACTTAAAGATATGAGCTGATTCTCTCTTGACTCAGGGGTTAAAGCTGGTCTAATCTTTTCTTGTGACTCAGTTTGAGATGACATTCTTCTAGATCTAGCCACCTTCTCACTTCCTTTCTATTAGTTTAAATATAGTTTGTATCAACTTAAGATAACATTTAACGGGGTTTATAAGAGAGTTAATCTTGTGAGAAAGACTTAAAGGGAGAAATAATCATGTTTCGGAGCTCAATCTATGTCATGGTTGCGATATTACAGTAAGTATCTCATAAACCCCTTTAAATGCCATCTTAAAAAGTCAAACTGCTTTTCTTTAAATATACTCGAAATGATAACCTCGATGTGTTTTTTGTTTGCCATTTAAGCATTCAGAAATATGTCGGTTGTTTCCATTAATTGCTTTTTCACACTCACGTAAAGTTCTAAACTCTTCTCCAGTTTCAACAATCCTAAACGGTTTCGGTTTTCTACCACCATTAGGATTTTTCTTACCTTGCATTCCGTATGAGGCTCTTCCTAAACCCGTTCTCCATTCGTGCTGAATATTTTCTTGCTTTGTTACCCACTCAAGATTTGAAAAACTATTGTTCTCTTTATTACCATCGATATGATTGACTTCTGTTTTGCCATCTACTTTTGGAACAAATGCCTCGGCTACAAGTCTATGAACTCTTCTAGTTTTACGTTTTCCACCTTCATATAAATCCACAACCTGATATCCCTTAGAATAATGTACAGAATGATCTTTATCTGAGTTAATTCTTCTAATTCTACCAGTATTAGATACTATATAGTTGTTATTACATACAACTTCTTTCCATTCTTCCATATAATCACCCCTCAACTATGAATTTTCCCCTATTTGTAAATATGAAAAATACCCCCAGAGAAATCCGAAAGTGCGATTGTGACGATGCCTTTGATGGTACTGGTGTTCCAGATGGTGATGTAAATAGAGAAATGGAAAAGAATGTTCTTGGAAACAGGGGCGTTCTTTTTTAATTTCCACTTGACATTCCCCCACTTTCAGCATAACATTTTGTAGAATGTTTATTGTTATGAAAAGTGGACTTACAGAAAAGGGGAAAATCACAGATGAAAAATTGGAATCAGGTTAAGTTGGTGCCGGAATTTAATGAACAGGGTGTAGCTTGTTATAAACTGGCCGGTGGAAACTATGTAAATGAATATTATGTTGTATCGGAAGCAGAGACAAGAAAGCTTCTGAATACACCGGAGATCGTCGGATATGAGGTATATGACTGCTTGATTCCTTCTACATCTCAGATGCTTTACTATTTTAAGGAACAGAAGAAAGTGACAACTGCAAATATTCTTTCTATCTTGAGAGGAGCGTTGAACTATCCGTTGGAGGAAAGCTGCTACAGAGAGCACATCCGTGTACACGATATCAGTTTCTTATCCAGTGAACGTGTATTTGCGGATGAAGAGATTGCAGGGCTTGAAATCAAATATAGTAAGCTTACCATGGTTCCGGACAGCACACTGATGATCGGAGATATCATTGCAAGTGGGGAGACTCTGATTCACTGCCTGCGCTATGTGACAGATTTTTACAGGAAGAACGGAGCAAAGCTTCGTAATATTATCATTTTCACAATTGGTGGGACAAAGGGAATTGAGATTCTTGAGAATCTTACCAGAGAGATTCGTGAGTTCTGGCCGGAATTTGAAGGGTTCATTACCGTGTATTATGAAGGAATTTTCAGTACTTATCAGGATAAAGGTGTGTCAGGAATCAACCTTCCGGATGTGGATTTCTACTGGAAGGGCGGTATCGTTGCACCTGAATTCAGAAGAGAGACACTTTCCATGTGCAGTCCGCTTTTTGAAAAATGTATCATCTACGATGGCGGGGCAAGACGCTATGAGATTCATGAGCATGTAGAGGAAGTTCTGGAATTCTGGGAAGGAATCAAAGAGAGAGCAGATAAGATCGATTTTAAAGAACTGCTTGATGAAAATATTGGATTCCCGACACC